CTGGTGCTGCTTTACCATCTTCGACTGTGAGATTTGCATAACCCACTCGAAAAATGTGGTCAGCCCAAGACATATAAGCTGTAAGAATTGATGTGCTTTTATCGTGATAAAGTTCAGGTGCCCCCATTACAAAATCTTCAGTCCCAGCTTGTGTCCATTTAGCAATACTCTCTTGTGCAATTAAAACTACATTTTTACCAGCCCGAACCCAACGGTCACAATCGGAAAGAATTAAACACATTGTGTCGTACCAATGACGGTAGCCTTTGTGATAACCATAATCCTCAATGTTTTTAGCTGTGCCACCACCTTGCATTTTGATGGTGTTAAACATATAGGGTAGAGCTAATTGTTGAAGTTTAGTTGTGTGGTCAATTATAATTGTATCGACAGAATTAAAAGCGTTGGATTGTAAAACGCTTCGTGTTTCTTCAAATGAAGTTACATTTATTCCTTGTGGTTTTTCATTAGTAATAGGGTGTCGAACTTTATCAGCCCCACCGTCATTTGATAGAAAAGCAGAATTTGGAATAAGCATAGAAAGTGTGGTTTTACCCATACCCGTTATTCCATAAAGAATAATTTGTTCACCCCGATTGTTTGAACCTAAAGTTGTGAGTTGATAACTTTTTGGTTTTGTAACTTTAGTGGGTGGCGGAGGTGCCAATTTTTTAACTTTCTGTGGTGGAGCTTTTGCCATTTTCATTTTCCTCCGATTTTGGTTCATGTTTTCCTCTTAACTTATTTAATATTAAATGAGCTTTTATACTATCAAAATATTTTATCCATTTAGCCCGCTCTAATTCATTTTTCTTTTTATTTTGGTTCATATTTCTCAAACCCTTCCGGCACATCATCCGGCCCAAGTTCTATTCCTGCATAACAAATATCCTTAAAATCACATCTGAACGGCACTTCACACGCCCGGTCACTCGAAGTCCACAAACCTTTTTCTTTTGTGAATCTCATTATTTGAGCTTGGTTGAATAATTCCTGCTCAAATTTTTCAATCTGTTGGTCGGTACGGGGAATTTCTCGCTGTACAAAATAGAAATCGGGGCGTTCTGCAATGTCGGAAAGTAATCTTGCACCGAACATTCCGGGGGTTTCAAAGATTGAAAAAGTACCTTCTTTTGCACCGGGAATTATAGATATTGGAACGCCTTTAATGCGTATAGTGTTATCATCAAAAGGTGGGATCGTGCCATCATTAACATCAAAATTCTCCCCAAAATATTCTCCCGTTTCCATAAACTTTTTACTATCCGCCTGCGACAATTTTTTCGGAGCAATTTCCGGCTTCCGCCAAACATCATACCAAATCCCCTGAATCAATGGCTCATCCCGCATAATTCCAAATTTTTCCAATCGTCCGGCTATTTGATAAATCCGAGCAGCCCGCAGATAATCAGTGATTTGAGAATCAACTTTTAGTCTATCCCAATATTTTGTGCCCTCGATTGACCAACTTGTGCTTTTTCGTTCCTTGATATAATAAAGACCTGTATTAACATCCTGAATAATTCCATCTATTTTTCCAACTTCAACGGCCTTTGACATTTTCTTGCCGGTGTCTGGATTGAAAATTGGAATCTCAAACCAAATTTCATTTGCTATTGATTTAAATCGTTTATGGTAATCGGGAAAAAGCCAACAATAGCCGGATAAACTATAGAGTACAATTATCCGCTCGGTTTCCCATTGGTCATGGGTTTTGCCTTCAGGCACTTCAGCATAAGTGACATTCAAATATCGCACTACAGCATTCATTAAATCAGTAGGCAAAACTCCTGTACCTTGACATAAATAACAATCCGGCTGCAATTCTTCTTGTTTGAAACAATCAGGACATCTACCTTGTGGAATCATTTCAAGAATTTCGTGGCAGCGATGCCAGATTTTACCAATGCGAGTTGAATCTTTTTCCCTAATAGGTTGCAGGCCATATTCTTTCCGATACAAATGCCGCAAAGGGCAGGCTTTGAAATCTTGGATTGTGCTGACTGATAATCTTAGTGGTTGCATTAAATCTCCTTTATTTCCAAATTAACAAACCTATCAACCCAAACATTACAATCAGAATCGCTCCAAGTTCTGTTTGGTGATCTTGCTAAAGCAACACATTCATAAGCAATTAAATAAAGTTCATGTGGTGGCCCATTCCCACATTGACCAATAAAAGCAGTTTCTGGGCTATTATTAGAAATTAAATCTTCTAACCTATGTGTTGGTTTTCGACTTTCGGTTGGTTTTGAAATAATTACTTTATTCATTTTTTCACCCCCCTAAACAATTTTGTTCTTTTACAGTTTTTACAAGTGACTTTTTGTTTTTTGGTTGTATAATCTATTAAACCTGTTCGCAATTCGCCACACACCATATAGGTATAATTCCCAAAATCATCGGAATGGATTGTATTAAGAAAATGAACTTTATTTTTTATATTTTTCACTCAATTTCCCTTCAACTGCAATCGGAAGCCCCCGTGCCCAATCGGGAACAACTTCCATTATTTCAATCATTTGTTGCAACTCTTTATCTGCGTTGGGTTTAGAAAGTAAACAAACAATTTCATCGTGAACGTGCAACAAAATATTAAACCCCTCATTCTCTAACTGTAATAGAACTTCACCTAAAATGTCACGAGCTACAGCCTGCACAATATTTTCGGTAATAGAACCCCCCCAAAGTTTGCCCCATCGGTAGAGTAAATCACCCCGATTATTAACACTGGCTTTTGGGTAGAAAAGACAGCGGCCTGATGGAAGTTGGATTGTTGTGGTATCATTTTGGTTATAAAATTTCAATATTGGTTCTAAAAATTTAACACAAGGAATATTCATATATTGCACGGAAATTGTTTTTCCTGAAACAAAATAATCCTGTATTTGTCCAGGATATTTAGTAACAAACTTCCACGCTTTTTCTACAACTTTCCAAAATTCAGGAATTTTAGAATATTTCCGCCGATAGGTTTTAATCAATCCGTTGATAAAATCCCAATCATATTCTCCTGAATCAAACGCAGGCCGCAAATCAGAATTAGCTCGGCAGCGGTCATAAAATTTCAGTGAACCCATCCCATAGCCGCAACCAAGAATTGCATCTTTACCAAACCCATATTTAATTGCAAGTATAGATTTAAGTGGTTCAGGATCATCTTCTTTTGGTTTTCGGACAGAGCATTGGAATAACTCTGTTGCAAATTCAGCATAGGGGCTTCGGTCTTCTGCAAAACTTTGTGTTAAATCATCCTGCCCCGCTAACCAAGCAAGTATGCGGGCTTCAATTTGTCTATAATCAGGGATACCAAAAATATAACCATCAGGAGCACAAACCATTTGACGAGTTTGTTGAATTAGTGGGTGTGTGCCTTGTCCCCCACGCCCTCGACCTCCAAGGTTTTGCAAATTTATACCTTCTGTTCCACCCCAACGTCCTGTATGACTGGCATAGTAAGTCAGTGGTGCTCCGATTTTTCCACCTCGCATTTTGGCCTGGTTCATCAAATTCTGAACTCGTTTAATATGCAGCGGCCACGAGCTTATTGCTAATCGGGCAGAAGCTAATGCCCGAACCTTTTTATTGTGATGTTTTTCCAGGAGATATTTCATTCCTTCATCTTCACGGGCAAGAGCGGGTATCATTTCATTTTTACCAGGTTTCATCGGCACCTGTTCATTTTGGTCGAGGTGTTGATTGAGTAAAGTTAGAAAAGAAATGTCACCTGATATTTCTTGTTCGCTGCAATCAATTCCTAAATCATATAAATCCTTTAATGGCTTGAGCATCTCAGCCCGCATTTCTTTTTTAAGTTTTTTGCCGAGTTCAAAGTCGATTTCAATTTGCGGATTAAGGTATAAATGCAAAGTTTGGGTTGCTAATGGAAGTTCAATCTGCGGGTTTGTGATCATCGGGAGAAGTTTTTTAAATAGGAAGGTTTCAATTTCAATGTCACCTTTGCCGTATTCAATTAGTTTTTCCCGTTGTTCTTCTGTCATTGAATCCCATTTTAATCCTTTGAATTGTTTGGTGTCTCCTTTAAGTCTTGGTGCCCCCCACCGTTTTGCAAGAGCTTCAAGATTGTGTTTATTGCGGGCATCCAGATGGCGGCTGAGGTCACGGATGTCAACTGTGTATCGGGGCGTAATTCCAAAGTGTTCTCGGAGGATTAGAGCATCGAATTTGAGATTTTGGCCGACAAGAGTTATTTCATCAAAATAGCAATCAAAATTTTCTTTCATAAAATTAAACCAATCTATAATATCTAATGATTGAAGA